GAGGACGGAACGTATGAGGAGGTAGAAATTCCTGATAAAGTCAATGTGCTTACTGCTGGTGTCGATGTTCAAGACAATAGACTTGAGGTTGAAATCGTTGGATGGGCAAAAGGTGAAGAAAGCTGGGGGATTTATTATAAAGTGATTATGGGGAATCCTGCTTTGCCTTATGTTTGGAATGAATTAGACCAAGTTCTGATGAAAGATTATTCATATCAGAATGGGGAAAAAATAAGAGTTGCTTGTGCTTGTGTTGATACAGGCGGACATCATACTGATGATGTTTACAGGTATGTAAAAGCAAGAGAACAGTTGAATATTTTTGGAATAAAAGGAAGTGGAGAAGCTGGAAGACCTCTTATTTCACGACCTAGCAAAAATAATAAAGGTGGAATTTCCTTGTTTGTCTTGGGAGTTAATACTGGAAAGGATACTATAATGAGTAATCTTAAAGTAACAGAACCAGGAGCTAAGTATATGCACTATCCAAACGACCCTAAACGTGGATATGATGAAGTTTATTTTAAAGGGCTTACATCTGAAATAAAAGTTGTCACATTTAGTAAAGGGCAAGCTAAAATCGAGTGGAAAACAGTAGGAGATAAAAGAAATGAGCCTTTGGACATCAGGAACTATGCACAGGCTGCATTAAGAATTGCTAATCCAGATTTAGACATTAGGTATTCAACTGATTTGTTAAACGGATTAAGAACACAGAGAGTTAGTAGAAAAAGAAAAATACTGTCGAAAGGAATTAAGTAAATGGGAAAATCGAATTATTCAAGAGAATATATTTTAGAAATGATAGTTGAATATGGTAAAGCTGAACGAGCAGTTTTAACAGGAAAAAGCTACAAAATTGGGACAAGAGAACTTACTCGAATGGGAATAGATGAAATAAGAAAAGGGAGAGCTTATTGGGAAAATGAATTACAAAAATTAAATAGTATTGGAAAAAGAAGAGTGAGAAGAGGAGTTCCTAGAAATCTTTAAGTTAGAAAGAGAGGCGTGATATGAATTTAATTGACAATTTAGTGGCGGTATTTAATCCGCAAAAAGGAGTAGAAAGATTTAAGGCAAGAAGAAAACTGGAAATTTTAAATACTGGATATTCTAATCACGGAGCTTCAACTACTAAAAAAGCAATGATAGGTTGGCAGAGTACTGCGGGCGGTGTAAAAAAAGATATTTATAAAAACCGTAAGAAATTGATTGAGCGTTCAAGAGATTTATATATGGGAACTTCTGTTGCAACTGGAGCATTAAAAACTATTAATACAAATGTTGTAGGAAGTGGATTGAAATTAAAAGCCGCTATTGATAGTGAGACAATAGGAATAAGTGATGATGAAGCGGCTAAGGTAGAAGAATTGATTGAAAAAGAATTTGAACTTTGGTCGAAAGATAAGATTGATAATTTAGGAACTATGAATTTTTACCAAGTTCAAGAACTTGTGTTTTTGACAGTACTACTGAATGGAGAGTGCTTTATAAAATTAAATTATTTTGAAACACCTAAAAATCCCTACAGCTTGAAATTGGAAATCTTAGAACCTGATAGAATTTATACTCCTAATAATATGCTTTCAGATAAAAGTGTAGTTGAAGGAGTAAAAATAGATAAAAACGGTAGGGTTAAAGGTTATTATGTTTCATCTGAACATCCGTTGGATGCAACTGGTGCAGTAACAGAAAAATTTATTAAAGTTTATGGAAGTGAGAATCAAAAAAACATAATTCATCTTCTTTTCACTGAAAGACCTGAGCAAATAAGGGGAATCCCAATATTGTCACCAGTCATTGAAAATTTAAAACAGCTTGGAAATTATACTGAAGCAGAATTAATGGCTGCTGTTATAAGTGGATTGTATGCAATTTTTATTGAAAGTGAAGCTGATAGTCCAAGCGGGGCTGATGTTGGAGAACTTGAAGCGGTTGAAAATGATTTGTTGGTAGATTCAGAAGATGAAACAACTATAGAACTTGCGCCAGGAATGATTGCTTCACTTAATCCAGGAGAAAAAGCAAAAGCTACTAATCCGGGAAGACCAAATGCACAATTTGACCCGTTTGTGACAAGTATTTTAAGACAAATAGGAAGTGCCCTAGAAGTTCCGTATGAACTTTTGATTAAGCATTTTACGGCAAGTTATTCAGCAAGCCGTGCAGCACTTTTAGAAGCATGGAAAATGTTTAGAAAGAGACGAGAATGGTTTTCTGAAAACTTCACTCAACCAATTTACGAAGAATGGTTAAATGAAGCGTATTTGTTAGGGAGAATAGAACTTAAAAATTACGGAACTGATTTTCTTATAGATAAAGCTTGGTGCGGTTCACAATGGAACGGACCTTCGCAAGGGCAAATTGACCCATTAAAAGAGGCTAATGCTGCTGTTATAAGAATTAATAATGGATTATCAACTAGAACTAGAGAAACAGCAGAGCTTAATGGTGGAGATTTTGAACAAAATGTAAGAATTTTAGCAAAAGAAAATAAATTATTAAAAGAGAAAGGAGTGGCAATAAATGCCGAAACAACTGAAATTTTGGAATCTAGTGAAGAATGAGGAAGAAAAAACGGCGGAACTTATACTTTATGGGAGTATAGGAAGCGATGAGTATTGGGATGATATATCCGACAAGGTATTTAAACAAGATATAGAAAACCTTGGAGATGTGGAAAACATTATTTTACACATAAATAGTCCAGGTGGAAGTGTATTTAGTGCTGTGGCAATAGCAAATACTCTTAAAAATCACAAAGCTAAAGTGACAGCAAATATTGATGGATTAGCAGCGAGTGCCGCAACTATTATAACAAGTGCCTGTGATACTGTAAGAATGCCTAAAAATGCTTTATTTATGATTCACAATCCGATTACTTTTGCTTATGGGAATAATCAAGAAATGCAGAAAACTGTTGAAATGCTTGATAAGGTTAAAAACAGTATTATTGAAACGTATTTGGGCAAAACAAAAGCAGACAAGAAAACTTTATCTGAATTAATGGATAATGAAACTTGGATGGATGCAGAAACAGCTAAGGAATATGGTTTTATTGACGAAATTGTGGATGAAGAAGTGGGAAAAGAATTTGTAGAAAATAAATTAATTATAAATAACATGGCTTTTGATATTTCAAAATTTAAAAATTTTAAAAAAGCAAAAGATGTAGTTATTAATAATAAAAAAAATACTAAGGAGGTAAAAATGACTTTAGAGGAATTAAAAAATCAATTTCCTGATTTGTATGATTATGTATTAAATGAGGGGAAAAAAATTGGAAAAGAGGAAGAAAGAGAAAGGTTAAAAGCTATTGATGATATAGGAGTTAATAATTATTCTGAATTAATAGAAAATGCTAAATATGTTAATCCTATGTCAGCTAGTGAGTTGGCTATTAATATTTTGAAAAAGCAAAAAGAAGAAAAAGCTCAAAAGTTGCAAAATATTAAAAACGAAAGCCAAGATAATTTTATACCACCAGTTGCAAATGATGGGACATTGTCTGGTAAAAAAGAAGAAAAACAGTTTATGGGAATTGATATTATGAATATTTTTTCTAGAATGAATAAAAAAACAGAGGAGGGAAAATAAATGGATTTTGTAGCAAAAGGTAATGAATATACCAGCGAACAATTTTTGAGTGGAACAGGACACAGATATATGGAGTTTGAAGTGCCGCAAGGTAAAAGTGTAAAAAGAGGTGATGCCGTAAATGCAATTGCTGAACTTTCAGACGGAACTGATTTATTTGGAATAGTTATGGAAAATGCTGACGGAACAACGGTAAAAACTAAAACAACTGTAGCTGTTTCAGGGGAATTCATTTTTGAGGGATTAAATGTGAAAGCAGGTACACAAAAAGCAGGATTTACAAAGGCGGCTAGAGATAAAGGGATTGTGATAAAAGGATTAGGAGGTAAGGAATAATGCCAGCAGTAATAGAATTTATTGGGTTGTATGACCAGAATGTGATTAGACCGAAATCATTTATAAAGGACAGTTATTTTAAAAATAGGAAAACATCAGAAAATCAAAAAATGGAAATAGAATTTAGAAAAGGGAGACAGCTTGTAGCTCCTTATGTATCTGAATTTATTCCAGGAACAGAAATGGTAAAAAATACTTACGAAAGTAAATTTTTTCAAGCTCCAAAAGTAGCACCAAAAAGAACTTTTTCAGCTTTTGAGTTATTTTTTAATAAAACAGCAGGGGAAACTATATATGGTGGAAAAAGTCCTGAAGAAAGAAAAGCGGACTTGCTTGCTGAATCGTTTGCTGAATTTGAAGAACAAATTACAAGAAGAGAAGAAATAATGTGTACTGAAGCATTGTTTAACGGAAAAGTGGTTGTAAAAGGTGAAGGAATAGAAGGAGAAATCAATTTTGGAACAGTTGAAGAAATTACACCAGCTGTTTTGTGGACACAACCTAACGCTGATATAATCGGAGATTTACAGGCAGCTATAACAAAAATAGGAGAAAGCACAGGTTTAAGACCTGAACAAATTTTAATGGATCCAGTAACTGCAAAATTATTTGTGGAAAATGAAAAAGTTCAAAAATTATTAGATATAAGAAATTATCATATGGGAGAAATTAATCCTAGAGAAATTGCAAGTGGAGCGATTTATATTGGAACTCTTGCACCATTTGGACTTCCTATTTATTCTTATCAGTCGCAACATTCTGTGTTAAATGCTGATGGAAAAACTTATTCAACAAAAAATATTATTCCTGAAGGTAAAGTGTTGTTAGCACCTAGCAACAATACAATTATTTATGGACCAGCAGCAGATGTAAAACAAGGAATTATTGTAGCAGAGCGTTCAGTATTTACAGATGAAGATTCAAAATCAAATACTGTAGAAATCAGAACTGAGTCAAGACCACTTCCTGTTGTTTATGATATTGAAGCTATAAAAATATTGAAAGTTAAATAGGAGGTAATAATGAAATTTAGAACATTAAAACCTATGATTTATAGTGGAATTAGTTATGAAGTAGATACTGAAGTAGATATACAAGAAAAATCAGTAATAAAAAGCTGCCTTGAAAGAGGGCTTATTGCCGAAATAAATGGTAAGATTGGAAATTCCGAAGAATTAATTGAAACAGAAAATATTGAAGAAACAGATAAAAAAGATACAAAAAATAAGAAGAAATAGGTAAAAAACATGAATTTTAAAGATATTTTAGAAAATGATACACAAAATGTGTTTTTAAATTCAGAAGAATTTGGAGAAACACATAATTTGAATGGTATTGATGTTATTTGTGTGACAGATGAGGACAGTTTTCAAGAAAAGGAAATTAGTGGAAAATTAACAATAGAAAGTGGATTTTACAAGGAAGGGATTACAGTGTTTATTGATAAAAAATATTTGAAGTATAAGCCTGAGGGCAACATGAGGATGGATTTTGACAATAAGGAATGGATAGTTGCAAACTGTAAAGAGAATTTTGGTATGTATGAACTCGATTTGTATAGATACACAGATTTTTAGGAGTTGATTTAGATGTTTACGATTCAATTTGATGAAAGTGTCCTAAGTGACATAGAGAATAAATTTGTTGAGTTTCCACAACAAGCTCCGAGGGCATTGGCGAGTGCTTTGAATAGAGTTTCAACTATGACTAAAACTCGTATGGTTAGAAATGCACGAAAAATTTATACAGTTAAATACGGTGAATTATTAAAAGGATTAACCGCTAATAAAGCATTTCCTGCCAAGCTGATAGCACAAATTAATTCTAAAGGAAATTATTTAGGACTTGATAATTTTCAATTGAATCCAAGTACGAGAATTGGTAGAACGCCAGTAACAGCAACAGTAAAGAACGGGAATGGAATAATGCTTAATGGTAATACGTTTATAGCTTATAGAGACGGACACTTAGGAGCATTTGAAAGGGAGGGAAGTGGACGGTTGCCAATTAAAAGAAAATATGGACCGTCTGCTCCGCAGATGTTAGGACCTACAACGTGGTTACCTGATCTTGATGAATTTATGTCTCAAAAATTAAACGAAAGGTTTGAACACGAGTTGAATAGACTCTTGTCAATGTAATTTATGAGTATTAAAGTTATTGAAAAAAGTTTGTATGACTTTTTGTGTAAGGAATTTAAAGATACCGATTATCAAATATTCCGAGGGGCGTTGCCAGTTAGGAGATACAGTGAAATTGATAAAAACACGGGACAGAAAAAGCCGTTTTTTCCTTGTGTGACATTAAGAGCTTTGAGTTCAAGACAAGTTACGGAAGGAATAGACAGTTATGACTGTGACGCTACTTTTGAAATAATAGTTGGTACTAAAAATGAGGATTATATTGATAATCTTTATAGATGTGAGGAAATTAGAAAAAAACTTTTAGGTAAAGTTTATGACGAAAACGGCTGGGCGATACGGGAAGATAAAGAATTTAAGTATGACTTATATTGTGACGAGTTTGGAGATTTTATATTTTCAAGAATTACATTTACAGTTTGGGATTACCCTGTTGAGCCTGAAATTTTGAAGGAGGAATAATGGAAGATAAAAAGCAATATATTTATTTGGGAGATACGCTTGAATTTAAAGATATTAAATTTACAAAAGGTGTTATTTACTACAGCAATGAAGTAATTGAAGCAAAACTTGAGAAATATCCACTTTTGAAAAGAACTTTGGTGGATGTTAATCAAGCTAGTGAAGCATTACAAAATGAAAAATTGCTTGAAACGGTAACACAGCAAATTAAAGACCAAATAAGGGAGGAGGCTGAATAATGGGTTATAAACACGGAACTTATCAAACTGAGACATCGAGTGACATATCACTACCGATAGTGCTTGATTATGGGCATTTTATTGTAGGGACTGCACCGTTGAATAAAGTTAAAAAAGAAAACAGAAAAGTGAATGAGATTGTAAGATTAGGAACTTATAAAGAAGCTATCCAGTATTTTGGAGACACTTATGACTTGGATTTTTCGATTTCACAAGCGATAAAAGTATTTTTTGAGTTGTACAAAGTAGCACCGCTTTATGTTGTGAATATCTTGGATCTTGAAAAGCATAAAACAGCTAAAAAGACTCAAAATGATTTGAACTTAACAAATGGTAAAGTTGTTATTCCAAATCACAAATTGATAACAGACACATTAGTAGTCAAAGAAAATGCGACATCACAAGTTATTTCAGACGCTGTAACGATGTGGACGGATGAAGGACTTGAAATATATGCTAAACCATCGAATGGGACTAAAATTGATATTGAATATGAAGAAATTGACTTGTCAAAAGTAACGAAAGCACAGGCTTTAGGCGGATACGATATTTCAACGATGAAAAGAACTGGATTAGAATTATTAGATGAAGTTTATTTAAAATATTCGGAATTGCCGGCATTCATTGATGTTCCTGATTTTTCAAGTGATAGTGAAGTTGCTGCAATTATGCAAACAAAAGCTAAAAATATAAATGGAAATATGTTTGAAGCAATTGCATTGATTAATGCACCAATAGACAAGCCTTATGACCAAATCCCAAAATGGAAAGATAATAATAATATTAACGGAAATGACCAAATTGTATTATACGGAACATTAGGATTAGCTGGCAAGAAATATATTCAGTCTATTCAGTATGCTGCTTTGTCGTTGCTGGTAGACGACGAGAAGAGTGGTGTGCCTTCACAGGTGCCGTCTAACTTCGCATATAAATGTGACAGTTTATATTGGAAAAATTCAAATGGAAAATTAGAGGAAATAATTTTAGATAAAGAACAACAGGCTAATTTTTTAAATAAAAATGGAGTAGTTACAGCTATTAATTTCAAAGGTTGGCGTTGCTGGGGGTCTGAAACTGCACTTAATCCAATGGCAACAGATCCAAAGGACAAATTCATAAACACTCGTAGAATGTTTAAATATGTTGGAAATGAATTAGTTATAAGTCTTTTTGACCAAGTGGATAAAACATTCTCTAAAAAATTAGCTGAAACAGTAACAAAATCAATGAATATTAGATTGAATGCTATTGTGGCTAGAAATGATTTGTTAAGTGCAAGTGCGACTTTATCAAGCGAGGATAACGACCCTATTAATGTTATGAATGGTGATATAACTTGGGTTATTAAGCTAGGAGTAATTCCAGGCATGAAATCGGCAACATTTAAGAAAAAATATGATGTAGACGCATTGACTGAGTTTGCGAAGAGTCTAGGAAAATAGGAGGAATGAAGAAATGGCTAAAAAGAAACTGCCTTTGGGAATCGTTGACGCTGACCTTTATGTCAATGGTTCAAACGCATTAGAAGGAGTTGGAGTAGTAGAACTTCCAAATGTGGAATCAGCAACAATAACAACTGAACAGTTTGGAATGGCTGCTGAATTTGAAGCACCGCTAATTGGGCATTACAAAAAAATGTCAGCAAAAGTAAAAATGGATAGTATGAACGAAACATTATTAAATTTTAATAATAATGACTCAATCACACTAGAGTGCTTGGGAGCTTTGCAACAGTTAGATAGAATGACGCACTCACCAAAAATAACTGGTGCAGATGCAACATTAAAGGGATTTATCACAAAATTTGATGGCCCAAAAGTCGAAAATGGTAAAAAATTTGAAGGTTCGTTTGATTTGAGCATTACTTATTATAAATTAACAATAAATGGTAAAACAATCATTGAAATTGATGTATTGAACGGAATTTCAAATGTAAATGGAAGTTTTAACAATATCATAAGACAATTATTAGGACATATTTAGGAGGAATAGAATGATTATAAAATTAACAAAAGAATATGAATTAGGAAGCAAAAAATATAAAGAAATAGATTTAAAACTGGATAATTTAACAGGAGCAGATTTATTAGAATGTGGAAAAGATTATAAGTCAAGAATGAAATCCAACGCTGAAAACTTTAAAGATTTTGATGACGCTTGGGCTTTGACTGTGGCTGAAAGGGCATCAGGTATTAAATATGGGCATTTAATGACATTAGGCGCTGAAGACTTTTTAAAAGTGGTAAATCAAACTAAGAATTTTTTAGTAAAAGGTTGGGGAACGGACGAAGACAAGGACGAGAAAGCTCCAACGGAAGCATAACAGATGACTTTTTAGACTTGATTACAGATTTATTGAGCGGACTCAACTATTTTAAAATGAATATTAGTTATGAAACACTTATGAAATGCACATTTGATGAGCTGGATTACTGGATAGCAAGGGCTAATAAGTTGATTGAGGAAGAAAAGATAAGACAAGAAGAAAGTGAATAAAAAAATGGGGATTAGTCATCCCCGCCAATGAAAATTGATAAAAATTTAAACAGAACTACAATAAGAGCTATGACTGTGATTGCAGGACTTATAGCAAACATAAATGATAGAAATATAAAAAGTAAAAATAGTGATGGAATAGATACAACTAGACCAAATAATATTATCAAAATTATTTCTAACGGAGTATATTTTTTATCTGATTTATTAATTTTCATAAAAATCACCTCTTCGATTTATTTAATATATTATACCATATTTGAGAGAAAAGGAGGAAAATTGTGGCAAAAAATTTGGAGTTGAACATAGTTCTGGGTGCAGCAGTAGCCAGTGCTATCAATGGAATGAGCCAAGTTGCAAACGCTTTGAAAAACACGACAAAATCTGTCAAAGAATTTGAAAAACAAATCAAAAGTATGGAAAAAGCACAAAAAGCTTTTCAAAATATGGACAAGGCTCGTGAAGGATTAAATAAAATTAATTCAGAATATAAAAAGGCTGCTGAACATTTGCAAAAATTGAAAGCCGAATACGAAAGAACTGGAAGCAGCAATAAACAACTGGCTAAGGAGATAGAACAGGCTGAGAAAAGCGTTGGGAAATTGAATAAGCAAAAAGAACGACAGCAGCATGTATTTGAAGCTGCAAGAAGTAAGATAGAAGCGGAAGGCGCTAGTTTATCTAACTACAGAAACAAGGTTCAGGAAGTTGAAAAAGAAATCAAAAAAATGAACAAACTGAAAGAAGCTCAAAAAAGATACGATGCTAGACAAGAAACTGTTGGCAAAATGAAAGACTTTGGAGATAAGCAAATAATGCAAGGTATGGGAATGGCTGGAGCTTTGGCTGTTCCTGTTAAATTAGCAGTTGATTTAGAAAATGCTCAAGCGGATTTGAGAAAAGTCGCAGAATTTAGTTCAAAACAAATGGAAACAGGATTTTACAAAGCAATAAGAAACTTTAGTGAAAACAGTCCGCTATCTCAAGTAGAATTATTTCAAATTGCAGGAGCAGGGGCCCAAGCGGGAATAAAAACAGATGAATTGGAAAGATATACTAAAGATGCAGCTAAAATTAAAGTCGCCTTTGATATGAATACTGAAGCGGCAGGGAACTTTTTAGCAAAAACAAGGGCACAATTAAATTTGGATCAGAATGGAGTAATGCAATATGCTAATGTAATTAACTATTTAGCAAATAATGTAGCGGCAACAGCTCCAGAAATTGCTGATATTTCAAGCAGAGTTGCTGGATTGGGTGGAATGGCTGGTATTTCTAAAGAAGGAGTTGCAGCATTAGGAGCAAGTTTAGTATCGGTTGGAGTGCCTTCAGAAGTTGCAGCAACTGGATTGAAAAATATCTCGTTAGGATTAATGGCTGGAACATCAGCAACTAAAAAACAAGCGGCAGCTTTTAAATCTTTAGGATTGGATGCAGAAGATGTGGCAAAAAGAATGACGAAAGATGGAGAAGGTACATTAATTGATGTTTTCCAAAGGATAAAGAAACTTCCAAAGGATGTACAGGCGGCGACACTTAAAAATTTATTTGGTAAAGAATCTATTCAATCTGCATCGGAATTGGCAAAACATATAGACGAAGTTAGCAAAAATATGAAAAATGCACACGATAAATCTAAAACTAATGGTAGTGTTGATGCGGAATATAACCAAAGATTAAAGACAATGGGAAATGCCTTTTCGACTTTAAAAAATAGAGTTGTAAACATGGGTGTAGATTTGGGTTCGGCATTAGGTCCAAGTTTAGTTCAAGTTGCAAATTCTATTGGTCCACTTATTACTAAATTTTCTCAATTAATACAAAAACATCCGCAATTAACTGCAAATATTCTAAAAGCTGTAGCTGGATTTGCAGCATTTAAAATAGGGATTGGTGGATTAGTGAAAGGATTTGCACCTGTATATAGTGGCATATCAAAAGGAATTTCGATATTTGATAAATTTAAAGCAGCAGGAAGTTTTACAGAAGGATTTAAAACGGCATTTCCGACAATAAGCAAAGTTGGTTCAATGTTCAAAAAAGTAGGCTTGGCGATTAAAACGGCTTTTATGGCAAATCCCGTTATTTTAATAATTGTTGCAATAGTGGCTGTTATAGCAATTGTTGTAGTTTTATATAATAAATGTGCTTGGTTTAGAAATGGAGTGAATGCGATATTTAAAGCGGTAGCTAACTTTATAAAACAAGTATGGCAAGGGATAAAGCCAACAGTAATGAATGTGATAACAGGAATAAAAAATATTGTTAAACAAGGTGTTGATTTTATTAAACTAGTTTGGAAAATAATTAAGCCAACAGTAATGGAAGTATGGAATGCTATTAAGACGGCAGCAAGCGTTGCAATGAAAGGAATAACGATACTTGTAAAAGCATCTATCGCTGTTTTAAAAGCTGTATGGAAAGTTTTGAAACCTGTTGTGGTTGCTGTTTGGAATGCAATCAAAGCAGTTGTGCTTGTGGTGATTAAAATAATAGCTGTATATATTAAGACATACATTAATATTATAAAAGCAGCTTGGAAAGTATTGACAATAGCTATAAAGGTTGTATGGACCGTAATAAAAGCTGTAATTTTAGTTGTTATTGTTGCTATTGTCGTTGTAATCAGGACAAATATTATGATAATAAAAACTATATGGAAAGGTTTAGTTGCTGTTGCACGATTTGTTTGGAATGCAATTAAAGGTGTGGCTATTCCTGTATGGAATGCTATAAAAACAGCTGCAATGGCATTATGGAACGGTCTAAAATCTGGGATAACAGCAGTAGGATCATTTTTTAAATCAACTTGGGAAGGAATAAAAGGAGCTGCAATTGCTGTATGGAACGGTATTAAATCAGCATTTGATAAAGTTGTCGAAGGATTGAAAAGTGCAATTAGCGATGTTGTAAAATTTTTCACAGATAAATGGAACGGCTTAAAAAATATGGTTTCAAAAGGACTTGGAGCAGTTGGGAATTTTTTAGGATTTGGAAAAAATGCAGCAGGAACTAACTACTGGAGTGGAGGACTTACAACAGTAGCAGAACGTGGAGCAGAATTAATTCAAATACCAGGTAAACCAGCCTTCTTGGCAGAACATGAAATGTTATTGAATTTACCTCGTGGTACTCAAATATTGAATAATCGTGAAACTAGAAATAGTTTTAGAGATAAAATTAGTGGACTAAAAGAGCGAATGTCAGGGCTTAGAAGTAATGAAGGTTCAAGTGGCGGAGATGTTATTAATATTAGCATAACAGTAAATGGGAATGCTGATACTAGTGCAATTGAAAAAGCAGTAATGAGAGCATTGGCGAAAGCTAAAAACAAAAAAGAAAGGACGGCGTTTGGATAATGGCAAATGTTAGAGTTTACAGAACACAAAGCGGTGACACTTGGGACTTGATAGCTTACAGAGTTTATGGAAGTGAAGGATATTTTCATAATCTTATAAGAAGTAATTTAGCTTTAATCGACATCGCCGTTTTTGACGCAAATATTCCAATTATCATTCCTGAAATTGCTGAAGAAAGTGATAATGATACAGGTTTACCGCCGTGGAAAAGAGGTGAATAGGAATGGCTTTTGCTAGAAATATTAGGGTTATAGTTATATTTAATAAAGTTGATATTTCTGATGAGATAGCACATTCTATTTCATCTCTTAACTACACAGATAATTCCAAAAATGCTATAGATGATCTAGAAATAGAACTAGAAAATCTAGATTATAGATGGCTTAAAGAGTGGTATCCTGATGAGAACGCTCAATTGCTTGTTGGAATCCATGAGGAACTAGAAACTGAAACTAATTTTTTGGATTTGGGAACTTTTTATGTGGACGAGCCGACTTTTGAAGATCAGAAACTTACTTTAAAATGCTTGGCTTTGCCACTTGACCAAAATATTAGAGATCAGAAAAATAGTGTTGCTTGGGAAAATATAACTTTGAAAGAGCTTGTTATGAGGATTGCAAATACACACGAAATGAATGCAGAGATTTATGCAGAGAACGTGTTTTTTGAGAGATTAGACCAGAATCAGGAAACGGATTTAGCCTTTATTAACCGAGTTATAAAAGAGATTGGCTTGAATATGAAAGTATCTGATGACAAGATAATTATTTTTGACGACGAAGAAATGGAAAAAAATGATACGATTGAAGTTTTCAACATTAAAGATTATAGGATTAGAAGTTTCAGCTTAAAAAAGAAAAATAAAGAGATTTACGATAAAGTCGAAGTTTCGTATTATGATCCTGACAAGAAAAAGGTTGTTAAGGAAATTATCACAAAAGAGGAACTTGACAAGCGTAATCAAGTTACAACTGAAGAAAAAGAATCTAAAAGTAAAGACAGTAAGAAAACTAACAAGAAAAGCCAGAAAAAGGCTAGTAAAAAGCCAATTAAAAAGATTAAATCTAAGAAAAAATAAGAGGCTAAAATGAAGAAAAGAAAAACAGTTAAAGAATCAAAAGAAAAATTGCAAAAGAAAGCAGAAAATAAAAAAACAAGAACTAAAAGAACTAGAACCTTAAAAGTTAGAACCAGGGGGAAAACAGAACCAAAAAAAGTTGCAAAAAAGACCCTGAAAGATAATCTTAAACAAGAGTATCAAATAACTTTAAATGTTGACGGAAGCACTAAATATTTGGCAGGAGCAATAATTGAGCTTGATGAAAGCTGGGGAAAGTTTGAAGGTAAATATGTAATTGACAAGGTAACACACGAAATAAGTGGTGATTATACTTGTGAAATTACAGCAATGAAACTTGGAGCGAGAGAAAATGCAGAAAAAAATGCAATTGCTCAAACTAAAGAGGAACAAAAGAAAAAAGAAGCTGAAAAACAAGCGAAAAAGGCTAATAATAAAAAAGTTGGAAGTGGTAAAAGAACAGGTAAGAAAAGTACTAAGAAGCCAAGAAAAAGAGTAAGAGATAAGAAAAGTACTAAAAAATCTAGTAAAAAGAAATAGAGTTTTGTAGGACAATGACAACTAAATATAATAACTGTGATAATATGTTGACAAATTTCAAGAGGTACAATATAATAGTTCTGTAGAGAACGGAAAGGAGGATATAAGGTAATGAACATAATCGAAAAAATTCATCTACTTGCCAGTATCTGTACAATTTTACAATTTGTATATATGATATACAAAGAGTATAAAGACGGAAACGACAAGAAGAAATAACCAACAACGAGGCTATGGTTGCCAAACCCTCTAGCCTTTTCTCTACACTTTAATTAAAAAATAGAAAGAGGTAGCTATTATGTATGAAAAAATACAACTGGTATTATCAATAACGATAATAATTTTATTCTGCACTTTCTGGACTATAAAATTTATAAAATGGAAAAAAAGCAAAAAAAAATAAGCCCAACAACGAGGGCTTGAACATAATCGAATTTTATTTGATTATATTATAGCATATTTTGGAAAAAAGTCAATATAAAAACTATTATCACAGTTATTAATTTAGCTGTGATTTTTTTGTTACAAAAAAAGTGATAAGGCAGGTGGTTAAATTGATTGAAACATTAAAAGCAGGAGAAGTAAGTGCGATAGATTCAAAAACTG